CAATTTTACTGCTCGTGTAGATGTGCGTAATGGTTCTGGCGGAAGTCCTATTATTCCCTTCAACACATTATTGTCTGTTACCAATGCAGGTGCTTCTGTTAATGCGAGCCGTAACAGTGACGTTTAAATTATGGCGTATTATATTGCCCCATTTACATTTAATTTCCAAACTTCGTTTATAGAAGTTGACTCTGGTGCAATAGATGTTGATTGCGGTACTTTTTATAGTGCTATTAAATTAGCTCAAGCTAGCGAGGAGGGCATATTATATGCAAGAATTGCAGCAGGATCAGGACTCTCGATACTTGGTCCAGGAGTCCAAGTTGGCCTCACCGTCGAATTATTGGGGGCGTGGCAACTTCGTTTTCCAGCAGGTAATTATATCGCCAGAGTTGCGGGAGGAAATCTTGTTGGAGGACCCGGAGGAGACCCAATCGCCTATACTCCAGGCGTCCAAGCTCTCTTAATTCAAAGTGCTGCCTCTACAATTGTTGCAACTGGCGGTTCTGCCTTAACACCACAAGAATCTGCTAAGTTAATGAGCCTGCCGTCTAATGCCCTAACTACACCCAAATTTTTAGCACTTAAATAAGGAATATCATATGTTGGAATTTGCAGCAAGCGGTATTTTAGGATCAATCTTCGGTGGGCTGTTTCGACTAGCCCCCGAAGTACTCAAGTTCTGGGACCGAAAGGATGACCGCAAACACGAACTGAGCATGTACGGTCTACAAATTGATCTTGAAAAGACCCGGGGTCAAGTCAAGATCGAAGAAAAGTACATTGACTATGGCATTGCAAATACTCAGGCTATTCAGAGCGCTTTTGAGAGTCAAGCCAAAGAGGCCTCTAACAGCTATCGTTGGGTAGCTGCACTGAGTGCCTTAGTCCGACCAATGGTGACCTATGTGTTATTTGGCATGTACGTGACATTTAAGGTAATCGTTATTTCTTACGCAATGCAAAATGGTGCCAACTGGATTGACATTGCAAACAAGCACTGGACACCAGACGACTTTGCAATGTTAAACATGATACTCACATTCTGGTTCTTGGGCCGCAGTATTGAAAAGCGTAGTGGGTCATGATCCAAGAAGCCGTCAAACTGTGTACACACGCTCTGTTGCACCCATTTGAGGGCTATCACAAACGTCTAGCAAATGGTGACTGTGAGAGCTATCCAGATCCCGCAAGTCCCCTAGGCCGAGGGTTGGTTACCAAAGGTCAAGCAGGCTCTATGAGCCCTGGAGAACTGCTCAAAGCAGGACACCCATGGACTATTGGATGGGGTATTACCGGCTCAGACATTGTGCCTGGACTGGTGTGGACGCGCCAGCAGGCAGATGAGCGATTTGAAAGAATGCTAAGCAAATTTGTGAATGGGGCCGTCAGCCTCAGCCCCAACCTGTTAAATGAACCGCCCAGAAGGTTGGCGGCAATCATTAGTTTTTGTTATAACTGTGGATTAGGCAACTACAGAATTAGCACTCTGCGAAAACGGGTCAATCAAGGTGACTGGTGGGGTGCATATGAAGAAATACAAAAATGGAATAAAGCGCAAGGTATTGTGTTAAATGGATTAACACGCCGCCGCCTAGCAGAAGGCAAGTTTCTTCTTTAGGTGTTCTTCAACCAACCTTCAAAATCTATGGCAAATTCAAGTGGCAAGAAAGCTCGCAGAGCAGCAAGTGAAGCCCCTAAATCCGAGTTCTTGACCAGAACAGGGTTTAAGGAAGTAAAACCACTAAATTATATACAGGAAACGTATTTAAATGCTATAAAGACAAATGAAATTGTTTTTGGTATTGGAAGTGCGGGCACAGGCAAAACCTATGTGGCTGCAAGCTATGCTGCAAGTGAACTGTTTCACCGTCGCGTGGAAAAGATCATTTTAACCAGACCCAACGTAGAAACTGGCAGAGGTCTGGGATTCCTACCCGGCACACTGGAAGAAAAATACGAACCGTACCTAGATCCCTTTGATCAGGTGTTCCAACGGTCACTGGGCAGTGGTTTTTACGAGTACGCTTTGAAGAGCAAAGCCATTGAACCACGTCCACTGGGCTTTATGAGAGGTGCTACTTTTGACAACGCCATTGTGTTGCTGGATGAGGCTCAAAACGCTACAAAAACAGAATTCAAAATGTTGTTGAGTCGTATTGGTCGCAATACCAAAATGATTATTAGCGGAGACCATGAACAGAGTGATATTGGTAATGACAGCGGCCTGACAGATGCAGTCACCAGACTAGAAGGCATACCAGGCATTGAAGTTGTCCGCTTCTTGGACAGCGACATTGTACGAAGCAAAATGTGTAAACAAATAATCCTAGCTTATAAGAATTGAGGAGACCATGGCAAAAGAACTGTGTCCGGTGGGTACTATGTATCCAGATATTAATTTGAGCAACCACTTGGCAGCGGTTCAGTACGCCAACTATGGACCCGCAGAAGCCCGCGACAGCAACCCTGAATTTTGGGAAATGAAACAAGAAGTCTGGGGTGTCAGTGAAGGCCAAGCCCGTATGAGGGTATGTGCCAGTTGTCACCACCACGATCGTTCACCTGAGACCCTGGACTGTATCATCGAAGGCCCGGTCGGTGAGTGGAACGAGAGCGACCTACCGGTCACTCCCAAGTTTACAGACATTGACGGTATGCCGGTCTGGTACTGTAGTCGTTGGAATATGACTGTGAGTCCCATCAGGGTGTGTGATCAGTGGGAAATGGAAGGCAACGGAGATCACGACGAAGACATGCCGGACGAAGATTCTCAAAAGTCTTACTTTGAAAAGGCAGCAACAACTTACAAACCTACAACTGGCATGGCCTCCGCAGCACGGCGTGCATTGAAGTGGAAAAAAGAAGGCCACTCCGGTGGAACCCGTGTCGGCCTGGCCAGAGCAAATCAACTTGTAAATCGTGAAAACTTGACTGCTAGTACAGTAATGAGAATGCACTCATTTTTTAGCCGTCATGAAGTAGACAAGAGGGCAACAGGATTCAACAGTGGAGAAGAAGGTTTTCCAAGCCCCGGGCGAGTAGCTTGGGACTTGTGGGGTGGAGATGGTGGCCAGTCTTGGGCCAAAGCTAAGCGAGATCAAATAGTAAGGGCTCGCGAAAACAACTAAGAGGTGACCTATGGCTGATCCAACAGGTTATTTAAGTGCAAAAGTAGCTAGTATGGTAGGCGGACTTTTTGGCGGATTTGCAATCCTGACCTTTATTAAACCCAAAACTATTGGTGAAGCATTTATGAGGGGTGGAATGAGTGTGGGCAGTTCAATGGTTTTTACACAACCACTGCTAGATATAGCTGGTATATCTAATAATTGGGAAACACAGCTCATGGGCGGATTTTGTGTGGGATTTTTAGCATACACTGTATTAGGTATGATAGCTAATTTCCTACAGAAAAATCAACACAAAGACATTGTTGAAGTAGTCAAGGATGTAAAAAAATGATTACCAGCCTAGCCGTATTTTTTAACTCTTGGACATTGTTGTTAAACTTTGTTAGCCACTTTGTAGTTTTTATAGGTATTCTCTATGTTGCTATACACAATCGAGAACTGAAGTCTTGGGTTATTACTCCACTATGGTACTTGGGCCTGACCAGCGGGTTTGTGTGTGCCACAATTGTGGTTCAGTGGGCTGTAGGGCCCGAACATCCAATGAGCTACTGGACTTTAGGTGTTGTTGGTGAAATAATGTCACACTTTGTACTGGCAGCAATAAGTTTTATACTGTTTATAAAAACGCTCAAAGCAGACCTGAATTACAAAAGACTGCGCAAAAAATGAAAAAAGCCCCTCAACTTGTGTTGAGGGGCTTTTTTCATTCTTGAGCTTCTTGTTTAGGCAATTGCTCTTGGGCTTGTTGTTGTAGTTTTCTAGTGAGTGGATTAGCCACTTTAGCGGGCAGTTCCTGTAGTCCAGCCAATAGAATATTAGCTTCTTGTTCGGTTAGTTTAAAAATTATTTCCATGTTTTTTTTCTTTATTTAATTGGGCAAGCTCCGGTGGAGCAGTCGTCTTGTACAATCTCATCAAAACTGTTGGCATTGTTGATATCAACGGGCAACAAGTTTTGAATGTACTCTTGATAGGTTTGTTCGTCTACTACTTCTTGTGGTAAATAGAGATAGCCTAAGTCTTTGGCAGTCTTTGTAGGGTCACTACGGAATAAGAAGCTTACCCCTACATAGCAATCCCAATTGTTTAATAGCCAGTTCTTAATACCCTCAACTTCGCTTGGATCGTAGCTGATAGTTACCGACGTATTTTGCTGAGTCCAGCTGGTCTGAATCATCTTGTAGCGTTCAAGTTGATCAATGGCACTTTCCAGGTTGACTTCCTTGCCATCTACCTTGTCAAAAGGCACATCATCCCATTTGACTGGAAATGTGACGAGTACGCCACTGGGGTCGGTGGGGTGATTGATCACTTTGTAGTTTGCTGCGCGCAACTTGTCTACTACTGGATCAAACTTTGAGAACTGTACGTTGTTAAAAATGTACTTTCCAAGAGGCTTGTGTACTCCTTCTGTGGTATCCATGATCTTGGATAGGGTTCCACTAGGTTTGATACAAGTAATGTTCTTTGGTCTTGGTAACCCGAGTTCATCGGCCATCCCAACTGCGGCAGCAGTTGCTGTACGCTTAAGATATTCATAGTCATAGCCTGTCATGTCAGGACGTTTTACAATGCCGGTCAGACCTACTCCACACAGGCGTAGGAAGTAGTTGTTCAAATGCCAGCTCTCTTGTAAGATACCATCCTTTAGGTTTACACAAGTCTGGCGATAATTTGCGCGAGCAGCCAGCCTGATAGCTTCGTGCATTCCTGCATTGTTGCCTTTAAACTTGCCAATGTCTGTTTCTGTCAAGTTGCAAAAGCTCTTGTTGCCTAATAGAATTTCTACACAAGGATTGCAACCAGCAAACCAAGGAGCACGACGAAGAG